AAAGATACAGTCGTAATGTGATTGATGCTTTCTGTAATTGCACGAGGTATTACATCTAAAGACAATAACAATTGTTTATCTTTCACCTTATCAAGACGTGATTTAGTAGCACTCATGCCATAACCAAAGGTAGCATTACTACTCATGAATGATTGTGCTATATCTTCCATTTCATGATTAGAAGATTTACCGCTAGTCTTAGGGTCGTACATTATAGGGTAATATTGCCCCTCTATGGTACGTCCGCCGATTCTAAATGTAATTCCTTCTTCTTTCTTTAATGGATTACCTGTCATGCGTTCTTGTACTGCACTACGTTCTGGATAAAATGAGTTGATTTGCTCCCATTCACGGATAATAAATTCCCAGTCTCTATCATCGAGTACGTCTTGGAATAGTCGTTCTATTTCAACCTCATTGGCTTTTACGGTCTCTATAGCACGTTGTCTATTACGTTCTGTCCCCCAATTCAAGGCTAGGGCCATAACTTGCTCTTTAGTGAGGTTTCTTGCGTCCCCTACTTGATAGCCTCGTTCGTTACGGATTTTATAGAGTTCCTTACGAGAATATAATGCTACGTTTTTAGCTAGGCGCATCGTTTCACTTTCAAGACGTTCGTTGAAATGTTGCCGTGCACGGTTAATAGTATCGTAGATATACATTTCAGCAGGGCCACCCTTGCCACCATCTAAACGGCGCAAGATGGTTTTGATTTGTTGTAACGATTCAACGAAGTTAGCCATCTTATTGAATATAGCGTTTTTAGTAGTCTTGCTATTTTCAATGTTGAAAGTGCTTTCTTCTACTTCGCCAAATGTTTCAATAGCCTTATCAAGGATATCACGTTCTACATAATCAATAGATAAAGGATTGCCGTTTTCAGTTAAAAAGCTATTATGCTCATATTCCCTACGTCCGTTTTGATACATGCCAGTCATTAATTCTTCAAGCATGTTCAATTCATTAACGGTTAAGGTAGCGAATGTACGAGGTGATTTAGCATTAAAAATACCGCTTACAGTATCATCCATACTAATTAATGTATTGAATCCTGCTATACCTGCGTCTGGGTCAAGTCGATTAGTAATAACCGTTTCATCAAATCCATCTGTAGGCATCAATCCATCACGCTTAATCAACCCCATTTGGTACATCATATGAGTATAGAAGTACCGCAATTGAGGGTCTAGCATTACAGGGTTTTTCGCACGAGTAATGCGTGCATTTTGTTCTAACAATTTAGTACGTAATTTCTTGATACGTTGTTGATTTTCAAATGCCACTCTAGCCCTTGCTTGATTCATCATTTGAGATTGTTTATGCTCTAATGCTTCCTCTACCTTATTAACGGCTAATGCTCTATCTGCATTCTTACCATCTCTGATTGCTTGATTTTGGTATTTCTTATATTGGCTCGCTTGTGCCAATGTCAAATCACCTAATTCAGCACGGGCCTTATTCATGTATTTAGGAATAGTACCAAATCCACCATCACGAATTGCACGCACCGCATCAATGCGTTCTTGCAATTCATCCATTAGCTTTTCAATTCGCTCTTCATTAGACAATGCTTTATTGTCCATGCGTTCTTGCATACGCTCTTGCAAGCGTTCTTTTTGCTCTAGCACTTTATCAAGTCTATTCGTGATCGCTGTTAAGCGTTTAGATAATTCGTTATTTTTATCTTTCAAATCAAGTTCACGTTCTCTAGCTTGTTCTTGTATTTGCTCCTGTTGTGCTTTTAGGTTATCGATTTCATCATTGGCTTTATCTAATTCTTTTGAAACACTTCCTAACTCTTTATCAACTTTTGCTTTGTCCTTTCGTAGCAATTGTTCTTTAGTTAGTTCTTGCTCAATCGGTGCTAGCTCTGCATCTAGGTTTTCACTATTTACATCTAGCTTTTGCAACTTATCCAATAATACCCAGTTTTTAGCTAGTTCCTTATTGGTATGTGCTTTTATTAGACGTGCCTCTTCCTGTGTAAGTTCCATTTGTCCTTGATTGGATAATAACATTTCTTCGGCTATTTCTTGGTTAGATTTTCCTGCGTTCGGATCATTAACAAACTCATTTCTAGCGTTTTCCATTTCCTGTGCTACGGCTTCATCATAAGTACTGCCAGCTTCCTCACGTTCCGCCTTTTCTAACCCCTCAATAGTTCGATATTGAGTATTTTCCAATGCACCATCACCCAATGCCATATATCGTTGATGTTCTTTATAGATAGGATATTCTTCGATTAAACGCTTTTCTATTTCAACTTGTACATCGTCTTTCACTTCTTCCCATTCTTTAATAGGTCGATTGTCTAACTCTTTCATATACTTGCGCATTACACGTTCTTTTGCTTTTTCTTTAATGTCAGCGATATACCCTTGCACTCGTGCTTGTTCGCTTTCGCTCAACTGTTGATACAATTTTGTATTTTCAAACTGCTCTAATGCTTGCTCATGTGCATAGTTTTCAATATCATCTTGTGTAGCTATCATGCGTGCCATTATATCCTTAATGTCAGATGGTAGTTCACCGCCCAATCGTTGTACACTACGATAAATACGAGTTAACCATTTAGAGAATTGACGGAATACACGTTGTAATCCTTTTGTTGGTGCTTCACCACTTCGTAAGTAGCTTTCCCAACCTCGTGCAAATCTCTCGTGTGCTTTGGTATTGTCTACATTTTCACCATCAACCCAACCGCTCCACTCTTTAAGCGTATTCCAATCATCAAGTAGTTGTTTAGGTGCATTGTCCATAGATGCTAGTTTTTGAATATCATCAAAGAATACATGGCCCATTTCATGTAAGAATGTACTTCTATCTGCTGTTTTGAAAATGCTGATAATGCGTTCACCATCGCTCATGATTTCGGTCATGCCATTAACAGATTGGTTGTACTTTTTAATGACTTTGATTGCTTTATCATCGAACACTACATAGCATCGACCATCTTCTACACCCTCATATGTGATACCTTTTATACCATGTTCATTTAAGTATTTAGATGCTAACCTATCTCCACCAAGTTCCTTAGATAGTAGTTTATAAAATTCTTTACCACTTAAATTAGAATTGTTCAACACACTACTGTTAAGTTCATTACTTATTTTGGAAACAGCTTTTTTAACGATTGGTGATTGTTTTTCTATGTTTTCTTGTTCATTTAGCAAATACTCATTTTCTGGTATATCAACTTCAAACATAGTATTCCATTGATGCGTATCAAAATGATTGTCTTTTAGTATTTGAATTGCTTGTTCTGCTCTTTTTACTTGTGCTACAACATAATCTGATTTATTATCCTTTTTGGATTTTATAAAATCAGTTAAATTTTTTATAGCTTTAGTACTTTCTCCTTCTTCTGAAAGGGTTGTAAGTGCCATTGATAAAGGATTTTCTGCATCGATAATTGATTTTGTTTTGTTGTCATACCACTCTATATCATCATTTAATCTATATTTGGTATCTCCACTTATAATTTCAACACTATCAATTCCAAGTACATCTTTATAAGCCTGTGCGACTTCTCTGTTTTTTGCAAAATACAAACCCCAGCCATGTGCTTGATTACCCTCACCAGTACCAATAGCACCTAAATCGAATGTATCAAAATCATGTGGTGAACCATGCCATGCTGATTGATAGTACTGATAATTATGTTTCTTTCGGAGCTTGTCTAAATCTTTTTCATTTGGTATACTATTGTTAAATATAAACTGTTTAGTACCTAGTTGGGCGATTTGTTGCCTGTTGCTGGTTACTAAGCGGTTTATTTTTTTTGTGTTCCAATAAACCAAATTACCATTGTTCAACTGATTTATGTACCAATTAGCATTGCGTCTCGGAGTTATTGTTTTAATTTTATTAGCTTGCCATGTTTTTTTACGTCCATTAAATACTGTTGTATTTTTAATTACAACTTGAATATTCTCGCCACTAGCATTAATTCCCTGTTTATTATTAGCGTATGCATCCAATACCACAACGTATTCATTAGGAATGACTTGTTTAGTTACTGGATCATAATTCTTAAAAATAGCAATAGGATTAGCGATTTTTTTGGGTAACTGCTTTAATACTTCAACATCCATTTGCCCTACATGTTTCCCATTTAATGCTTTTTTTATTACGCTTGGATTAATATCGATTTCACCAACAGCGTTTATAAGCTGTAATACCATAGGGCTATCCATGAGTTTTACACTCCCAGTAATTGGTTGTCCATTTAAATGATTATCAATTACGTTACTCCACGCTTGTATGTCATTATTCATTATTTGTTGCATTATTACAGATTGTGCATAGCCATCTTCACCATTAAAGATAGCATTCATATTGATACGCACGCTATCACGCAAATAATCCATAGCAGTATAACCACCACGGCCCATTTGTCGCATATATTGTGCCATTACATCAGCATGTTGTGCCATTAACAGTGCATTAGCTTTTGCCGTTTCACGTTGTTTTCTATCGGTACTTTCGCCAATCGCTTTAACAACCTTGTTGTACACTTCATAGCCACTCTTGGATAGTTGCATCCGTAACGCTATATCGTTATCGGCTAATGTGAAAATCTTATCGTGCAAGCGTTCAAGGCTTTCAATTTGTTGTAGCGTATGCTCCATATCAGCATGATGGATATTGCTTTGGTTAAGTGCTTCCGTATTATCAGCAAATGCAGTTTGTGCTTTCGCTACGCTTGAATGAAATGCTGCACGTCTACGTTCTGCATTCGTGCGTGGTGCTTTACCGCCATTATTAGACTTATAATCAGTTAGCCATTGTGGCTCTACACCACTTGCCGTAGCTTCTTTAATATCATTGTCCATGTTGTCAAAGTCGCTTGCGTAGTTTTCACGATAGTCTTGCACTAGGTTTTTGTACAAGTTATTGTATGCTTGCTTAACTTGCGTAGGATTAGAGAATACTCGGTCTAGCACTTCACGATCTACATCGCTTGCATCTTCAAATTCATCACGAATAATACTTTCCTTAACTCGTTGTGCTTTCTTTTCGGTAGCATCAACTAGGTTATTATTAAAGGCTTCCACTTCCGCTTTTGCACGTTCAAGGGTTTTCATACTCATACCGCCACGAGTAAAGTATGTACTTTCTTCTAGTGCCTTTACAGTTTCTTCCGTCAAGCCACCGCTTAATTGTGCATACTTTCCGATTGGTACAGGAATATCTGCGTTAGCTTCAATGCTTTTCGATACTTCCTCTTGAGTAACCAAACCGCTATCAATCATATTCTTAATGGCTTGTTGCCCTTGCTCTGTTTCCGCCATTTCATTGACATTTACATATGCAGTAGATACACCTACATTATCGCCCTGTGCTTGTACAATCTTTCCGTACAACTCAGGGTTTTCTTTTGCCATTTTGTTTGAAGATGCATCTTGTTTCAATGCTTGCATGATAGCATTACCATTTCGATTTTGTTCTGCCATGATTGCGTGTTGTTGTTCTTCTGGTGTTAGCTTTTGAAATTCATGGAATGCTTTCATAGTGTGAATACCACTAATACCGCCACCAATTGCACCTAAACCAATAACGGCTGGTAATGCTTGTAGCATTGCACCGCCTGCGCCTACTGCCATATCACCTATGGAATATGCTCCCTCTGGGTCATTAGCATTGCGGTATAGGTTATGTTGGAATTTTTCGTTGATGTCTTGCAAGCCCTCTTCAACTAATTCAGAACCGCCAGCCTTAACAGATGCTTTAGCCATTTGTGCAACAGTAGTGCCAATGCCCCTATTAAATGTTGCGATTGTATCACTTGTAGCGCCTTGTAATACTTTTGACATAACCGCTTTAGGTGCTACTTTACCTATGCCTTTAACCATGAAACGTGTAGATGCCATTTCAATACCTGTATCAACTGCAGCATATGCCATAGCGTATTTATAGGCTTCATCATTAGAGTATACTTTATTACCATTTGCATCACGTTTATTAATGAGTTCTAGGTATTTGTTACCGAATGACATTTTGTACATTTCATATGCCATGTCAGCACCGCCACCGATTTTAGCACCTGTTAATGCACCTGCACCAATGCCAGCACCATTTGTTGCTAAACCGCCGATAGCACCACCAATTACAGCACCTACAATTGCACCTACACCGCCTTGTTTACCCATCATGTATGTTTGTGCTGCCGTTTGTCCGAATACTTCTTGTAATGGATTAGTCCCGTCAGGTGTTCGGTAGTTGCGCAAGTTATTTTGCAAGCGTTCCATTTCTGATGTTAATTCGTTAATACGTTCAGGGTCTTTTGTATGTGCCAATTCAAATCCAACATCACCCAACTTCATCTGATCGTTCATAGACCAAATACCTTGTTGAATTGCATCGAATGTAGATTTCGTAGCACGAATTGATTGTAGATTATTGATTGCTTGTAATTGTTCAGCTTGTGAACCATATTTCACTTTATATAATTCAGGAAATTCATCGTATATATCTTGTAATACTGCGCCACGTTCAACTCGTCTTGATAAGTAATCAGCACGTTCAAATGCTTTATCATCACCACGCATAATTACATCAGGGTCAATATCTAATACTTTCCCCATTCTAACTGCTTCGTTATAACGTAGGGTATCATTATTGTATAGAAACAATCTATCCGTATTACTAACAACACTTGTAGGAAGTACTTTCTGTAATGACTGTCCTAGTGGTTCTAAACCTTGGTATGGATTGTCAGCTTTACCAAACGGATAATATGTAGTTGTACCATCAGCATTAGTTTCTTCCATTGTGCGTGGTGTATTGGCAATAGCCTTAATTGCATTAATAGCATTATCAACTACTTGTGCCGTTGTATCTATCCCTGCACCTATTACATTACCAACCTCAGTAAAACCGCCAGTAGGTTTAGACTGAACACCAGCACTAGCACTAAAAGATGGTGATGTTTTAACATAGCCATTCTGTACAGCTAGTGCTTCTTGCCGTTCTTGTTCAAGTGTTTGTTTAGCCATTTTTAATCTCCGTTATCGTTATATCTTCTTTGCATGTTGTTATACACGCTTTCGTAAATATCTCTTGTTGAGCCATCTTGATATGTTACACGCACATAATGATTACCAACAGGTTCAACATGCACAATACCCATCGCTCTATTGCTTGCCGCGCTAATAGGTGCGCTATAATCATCACCATCACCGAAATATGGTTTTTCCGTACTTCGTAATGTTTGTGTTGCCAATGCGCCCTCAAATATATCATGCATTTCCGCTTCTGTAGGCGCTCTGCCGTGTTTGCTTTCAAAGTCAGCTTTACGACTTAACATCTCTTGTTTAACACCATATTCAAAACTTGAACGCAATGATTTGTCAGCAGGCAACGCACTTTGTATTTCGCTATCATAAGGTGTTAAATCAATTTTGTTAGCCTTTAATCTGTTATCGTTCGCTTCGAGTAACACTCCGTCAAAACTATCATCAACAACTTTATCAGGGTATACTCTCTGTGCGTGCGCTAGTGTTTCTTCGTATGTATGAGTTTCAGCATATTTTTTCAACTCAAACTTTTGTTTTGCATTTAATTTAAGGCCTTTTTCATACATAGAATCAAGTTTAGGTCGCATTGATGCTTCTGTACCGCTCCACGCTTCCTTTTCCATATCGGTCTGTGCGCCTGCTGCTTGTGCGTGTGCGTAAGATGATGCACCTACATAATCGCCTTTTGCTATTAATTGGTTGTATACAATTTTAGCCGCCGTAATTCTATCTTTAGCTTGCTTGGCTTCGATGTTCATTTGCATTGTCAGCCAACCTTTATAATTTTCACGGCCTTGTTTAACCGCCTTTTCAATCTGATCTTCAGAATAAACAGGTTGGCCGCCTTTAGTCATAGGTGCATTGCGCATTAATTCTTTATAATGGCCTGCATCTGCGCCATAATATCCACCTGCTTTTAACTTGTCAGCGTATTCATCTATGCTCTGTGCGTTGACTGCGCCATTCGGTTTAATATAGTGTTCAATCCAATCATCAACAAACTCTTCATCAGAATTATACATTTTGTAATAATTCGTTCCGTCTGGCTGTTTGTTCTCTTCTCCATTAGGTTCTGATTGAGTTAATCCTGCATAGTTACGATTTTCTTTTGCCAGTCTACTGAGTTCACCGCCAAGTGTTCCCTCTGCATACAACTGCCTATATGCAATTTCTGTATTGATACCATACTTATTATGTGCATATTGTGCTAACTTCCATAAATGTTGATTAGCACCAATACCTGACTGCATGGCTTCCTTGTTTTTGGCTTCCATTTGCGAACGTATGCGTGAACCCATAATGTCCATACCACGATTTACATCATCGCCTGCAGCCAATCGAATTGCGCCGAAATCGTTTTCATTGTTAGCGATTTTGTTTATACCCATTTGTTGGTACATTTTCCTGTATGGTGTTAATACATTCTCACTAGCAAGCCCAGTTAATGCAGTCAACTGCTTATCCAATGTTTCTGAATTATTATCAGCAACAGTTTTATCCTGTTCTCTTATACACATCTGACGCTGCCGACGCCCCCTTACGTGTAGATCTCGTTGGTCGCCGTATCATTAAAAAAA